ATTTTATGCAAGCGCACGATCCTAATTTAGATTATAATGCGTTTACTCTTTCTGAAGATGATACAAGAAGTCAGAAAGCAATATTGTCTGACTATTTTAGAGTAAAAGGTCATGACAATGACTTTATAAATGAAATGCTAGAAGATTACGAAGATTCTGGCAAATTGCATAATAAAGCAGAAGCTGCTCGACAAGCTTTAGGAAAAGCACAAGAACAGCGAAATGCACAGTTGGTTGAACAACAAAATCAAATGAGATACCAACAAATGCAAGAACAAGAAACTTTTTGGAGCGGCGTAGCTGACACAATTAAAGACTCAAAAGAGTTTGCAGGGCTACAAGTTACAGAAAGAGAGAAAAGTAAATTTTTTAATTACCTTTCTCAACCAGTGTCTAGAGATGGACGCACACAACGTGATTTAGATCATGCACAAGCAGACATGGAAGTAAAACTAGCAATAGATTACTTAATGTTTAAAGGTTTTAACTTAGATACAATTATTGATAAAAAAGCTAAAACTAAGCAGACTAGATCCCTGAGAGATAAAATTGCCAAAAACGAAGCAACTGTTAAAAGTGCTCGTAAGGCCTCTAGGTCAAAAAAGTCTTTTGATATAGATGATTTAGATCTTAGCATATAACTGACTAACTCTCAAGGCGACTTGAATTTAGTATATAACTTTTTAAAATGATAATAAAATGAGCAATGGAACTAACATAAGCGTACAAAAAACGTTTTATAATGATTCGCAAATGACTGATATGAACAGTCTAGCAAACGCGTTGTTGTCTAAGCCTACTGAATTATCTCCTATTATTACTCATTTGGCGGGTAAGGATGATAAGCGATTTCCTTTATCTTTCTTAACAGAAGGTGTTGGTAACGTAAAATCAATTGATCGCCTTGAGTACGAATACCGTGTGGCAACGCACCGCAGGAGAACTAGACCAGTGGCTGTGGTACCAGCGGTAACAGCAAACATAGGACTTGGTGGTTCTACGTTTGAATTACAATTCCCAGACAAGCAATTTATCTTTCCATACGTACTTGTATCTCAATCAGGAGTACAAGCTCGTATTATGAAGGAGCCTACACAAGTAGTTGGAGGAGCTGGTTGGGTTTATACATTACAATTAGTAAATCCTGATCCAGCAGCAACTATGCCAGCAGCTGACGTTGCAGCAGGTTCTTTATTTGCACAAATGTTTGCTCCTGTAGGAGTTGATTTCTCTCGTGGAAATGCTTCTAATTGGGAAACTCCAGGTAAAGTAAGAAACAAACTAACTACAGTTCGTAAATCTTACCACATGTCTGGTAACGCTAAAGATTTTGTAGCAGAATTTTCTCTACCAACTAAAGGTGGATCTACTACTAAACTTTGGATGGATTATGAAGAGTATTTACACATGCTTGACTTTAAAGAAGAGTGTGAAATGTATTACTGGTACGGGCAAAAGACTTATGATTCTAATGGTGTAACAACTATGAAAGATGAAAACGGTCAGCCTGTAATCGTTGGTCCTGGTTTATTAGAGCAAATTGTTGAAACAGACACTTACTCTACTATGACTGAGACAAAATTAAAGAACATCATCGGTGATTTATTCTACGGAATGACTGACGCATCTCAAAAGCAAGTTACATTGTACACAGGTACAGGTGGTGCTCGTGAGTTTGATGAGGCTCTTAAAAATCACTTCTCAGGATCAGCTGGTTCTTGGAAAGTGGGTGGTGAAAACAGATTCATCACAGGTTCAGGTAGATCACTAGGTCTAACTGGATACTTTAATTCGTACGAGCATGTAGACGGACATGTAATCAATGTGGTAAAATTACCAATCTTTGATCATGGTGCTGTTGCTCAAGCTCGTGCTAAGCACCCAGTTACGGGTTATTCTTTAGAATCTTACCGTATGGTATTTGTTGATCAGTCAAACTATGACGGACAAAATAACCTACAAATGATTTCTAAGAAAGGTCGTGAAGCAATGAGATGGTGTGTTGCTGGTTCTGTAGTACCAAGAGGTTTCTCTGCTACAGATACAAGAGCATCTGACGTTGACGGTGCAAGTGTACACATGTTAAAGACAGCTGGTATCGCGCTTAAGCGTTTTGATACTTCGCTTGACATTACATGCGTCGCTTCTTAATTAGGCATTAATTTGCGTCTATATATTGGTTTTTTATTGAGGTTGTGGGGGAGTTAATCCCCCGCGATTTCAATTTTAAAATATTGGGGAGTTATTCTTTACATCCATTATTAAAACTTTAAAAGAACTAAATTATGAGTAAAACAGTTTACTTGAGAAGAAAACCTTTAGAAGGTTACCTTCCAAAAGAGGTGCGAGCTGAGGCAACAACAAAACTTAGCAGCGTTTATGTAAATAGACAACCTTTGAAAGGATTTAATCCTGACGAAGAAAAAAAGTTTATGCAAGGAATATTAGATGTTAGTCCTGAACATGTTGAATGGCCAAAACACTCTAAAAAATTCTGGGCAGAGCTTACAATCCCTGTATCATTTACAGGAGTGCAGCTTGAGATAGGAATGAATGAAGATGGTACAGCCATAAGTATTATGGATTATATCAAATACAGATTTGCACTAGCTCATCCATATGTAGCTTTAACAAAAGCAGAAATGGAAAAAGATGCAACAAAAAGGTTTTATATTCAAGATCTTACTAGAGAAGATAAGGATAAAAACAATGAAATCCAGTTTAGAAAAGACGCTGATAAAGAATTTATCAAGTTGTCATCTAACCCGAAAAATATGGCAAGAGTTCTAAGGTTATTAACTAGCAGTAATCCTGCAAGAATGACTTCTGATCAGATTGAAAACGCTCTTTATGAGTTTAAGAGTAAGAGCCCTAAAAAATTCTTACGAGTTGCAACTGATAAGAATCTTGAAATGAAAGCAGAAATTGACGAAATGGTTTCAGCTGGAGTTTTACGTAAGATTGGAAATCAAGTTATATTTATTGACGAAGTTCTTGGCGATACAATGGAAGACACAGTTATCCATTTAAAAGACAAGAAAAATTCTGGAAAGTTGACAATTTTAAGATCAAAACTAAAAGAATTGGCATTAAAATAATATGACAGTAAACGAAATGCATTTAGCGGTTCAGCAAGGAGTGGATAAGATTAATTCACTCCAAGCTGACTTGCTTTTACCAGAAGAGATAGATATTGAACTTAACAAAAACATGTTTAAGTTTATAAATTTAAAGTATGGTAAAAACAATAAATATGGAAAAGGGTTTGAAGAATCTCAAAAACGAGTTGACGATTTAAGATTTCTTTTAACTGAAGCAGTATTAAATGCTACATTTAAAGAGCAGTTAAGTAATAAATTTTACATAGATACTGTAGAGCTTCCAAATGACTATATGTATTTAATAAATCATATTTCAAAAGTTTTAATAAACAATTGTAATCCAATAGCATTTACTTTAGCGAGCGTTGATGAAAGTTTAAGCTATTTTACATTTGATTTAGATTTTGCTTTAAAAGGTAACACAGGATTTATTAACTCTTTAGTTATGAGAACTGATGTTGACGACCTTACTACTGCAAATTATTTAAATCAAACTATATGGGAATTACCAACAGGTTTACAATTCCCTCAGGATATAGAGGTATTTAGATTATCTTTAATAGATCCTGATAATATAACTGCTCCAGGAATAAATATATTTTGGGAGCAGTATGGTACTTTAAATTTACCAGGACAATTTATTGTGAGAGTAGATACTAACACATACCCACAGTTTAATTGGGATGCGTCAGTAACAAATACTTACACAAGCACAAACCTAATTACATCATTAGTTGCTGTAGATACTTTAAATCAAATAGACACAGCTGTTCTTGATCCAGTTACAGGTTTAGAAGAAAATTTAATAGTAGAAGGACAGTATGAAGCAGACATATTTGATGATTCTAGAATTGCTACGCAATCTACAGGATTTTTAAAATCACAAAATAAATTTGTACAACAAGATGACATTTTTACTTTGCTAAATGACCCTTTTAATACAACTAAGCATACAAAACCTTTATCTACTATACGAGCTAATAATATTGATGTTTATACGAATGATATATTTATAACAGAAAGCGTAAAAATATTATACATTAGAGAACCCGCTCAGATTTCACTATCTTTGGGGACTGACTGCGAACTACCTAACCATACTCATCAAGAGATTGTGGACATGACAGTAAGCGGTATTTTAGAGGGAATTAGTGACCCTAGGTACCGATCTCATAACGCTGAGGTTGGTAAAAATGAATAATTATTAATAGTGGCATAAAGCCACAAAAACTTTATTAAAATGGCAAGACATTTAATAGTTGGAAACGGCATCGCTTATGCAGCACCTACAGGTGGTTTGTATACAGACGGGATCGTTTCTATTGAAAAGAAAAGTGACAATGGACCAGTTCCATTAGCTTTAGGAGATACTTTTGCAGACTCTCCATACATTAGATTTGTACAAGGTGGATACCACGGTAAAAACCTTTACTCTCCATGGTTTTATGGAAAAGATGTAATTGATTATAGCGGAAGCTCTTACTCTGCAGCATTACCTCACCAACACACTGTAACAATTGCAAATGCAGCAGGTTCAGCGGGAGAGGTTGTTATTAAGTTTGTAAGAAAAGATGGTGTAAAACCAGAATTCTTTAGCTTTATGACTGAAATTCCTAATGGTACGGCGGCAGCAGCTGCAGATGCATTAGTAAAATCAGCTTATGAGGCAGCTACTTTACCTGATTGGCTAGAGGATACGTGTGATGCAACTGCAGGTTCTACTGTAGTATTTGAAGGAGCTGTTAGAGGCGATGTAGCTCAAAGTGGTAACACTTGGGAATACGGACCTGCTATCTTTGATGTGATTGTAGAATCAAATTCTGTAACTACACAAACTTACACAGCTACTGCATCTGGATCAGCTACTCAAAATGCTTTTCCTGGTATCGGTGATAACGCTGCTGTAGCTAACTTTGAAAAAGAGTTAAGAGGTGCAGCTTACGGATATTACAACAGATTAGAGTTACCAAACACTCCTGCAGCGCAAGTTCAGGCTGGTACAAACTTTAATATGTATAATATTGTAGCTACTAAGGATGGAAGTTCTCATTCTCAAATCCACGGAGTTGATAATTTAATTGAAATTACTTTAGCATTAAAAACAGCTGACGCTGACAGTACTGTAGTTGAAAATCTTTTAAACGGATATTTCACAGGAGTATTTCCAGCATTATCTTTAGCATAATTATTAACTTTTAAAATTTAAAAAAATGGCAAATTCAAATTTAAAATTTGGTGTAGTAACCGCAAGATATGTTTACACTGATGGTCTAGGTGACGGTGCACAAACTTTAGCTACTAGTAGCAGTTTACCTATTGGAGCAGCTGTAACTAGAGTAACTCTTATTGCAAGAGGAGCTGTAGCAGCTTCAGGGTCAGCAACTTTTACTGTAACAGCGGGTGGTAAATCTATTTCTTCTGCAGTTGCAAAAGCTAAATTAGCTGGTGCAGGTTATATATACAGTGAAGTAGCAGACCTTCAAGCAGATAGTATTACAACTACTAGCGCTGCAATTGGTGTAACACTTGCTTCAACTTCTGGTGGTTTAACTGGATCTTCAGCAGATGTAGATATTATTGTAGAGTACGCTCTAATCGGATAATATTTAATTTAATATAAGACTCATAGGGGGCATAGTCCCCCTATAGGTCTTTTTTTCTTAAAATTCAAAGCAATGGCATATACAAATGTAAACGTAATTAGTAGTTGTAAGTATCTTTTTATAAAAGGTAAGTCTTATAGTGGAGCTCCTAGCGCAACTTTAAAAATTACACCCCTACACGCACAGGGAGCTACTGTAGATTATACTTTAACTTATTCGTCTACTGGTACTGGTCAAATAATGGTTAATATACCTGATTTACCTTTTTCTGGAGGAGTGTACGAAATTGACATTATAGAAAATGCAACTTCTGTAGCAAAAAAGCTAGTAATGATACATTGTGATATAGATTGTTGCTTGGTAAAACTTACAAACGAATTATTAGATTGCGAATGCGATTGTGCAAAATGTGCATCGTCTTTGGCAAAAGCTGAAAAAATTTACTTACTACTACATGCAGCAAATACTGCAATAGATTTATTTAATACTGCAACTTCTTCTAATAGTGGTTATGCTTTAGATGCAGCAAATAAATATAAAAAAGCTAAGGAACTTTGTGACGCATCATGTGGATGCAACTGTTAATATAGATTAATATGTCAGTAAAATTAACACCTGAACAACAAAAAGAATACGACAAACTTTTAAAATCTAGAGATTTAAAATCTGCAGAAAAGTTTTTAAAAGATATTGCAAGTAGATCTATAGCTGATCCTAAAGAAGCTGAACTTGAAGCTGAAAAAGAAAAGTTAGAAGAAGCTCAAGCGCAGGCAGAGCAAAATGATCCTCGTACAGGAACAAATAAAAATTTAGATCAGATAGCATCTCAAAATAATTTTGTTAGTTCAGATGATGTAGCTGATGATAAGATTAATGTTCTTATTAGATCTAGTTATCATAAAGACGTACTTGTA